CTGTTTCAATCGTCCTTAGCGCGCTGATTTGTTCCTGTAATCTAGCGATTTCACGCATCAATGCTATTTCATTATACATTTGTTTCTCCCCGAATCGTTGCGGTTACTCTGTCAATCGTTTTGCCGCCAGAACTCTTGTACTCAATAGAATAACCCAGTACCCTGCAATCAAACTCATAGCCTAAATACTTTGCACGTACCTTGTCGCCATAATTCCAGTTTATACCGTATTGAGTGCCTTCGGTTTCGACAATTTCACCTGTGAAAATTATCTTTGGTGAAAACTTATCAAGATAGGCGTCTGCCTCAGCGTTTAAGGATGCTTCAACATCCAGTTGGAAATTCTCAGTAATATATTCGCGCAATGACCATACCGACTCGTTTAATCTGTCTGAATTAGAAGCACTACCGACAACCCTTGTGTCTTCGGTTCCCTTACCGGCCACATAACAAACAGTATATTCATTCGTCCAGTCAAAATCTAATGATGGGTTGGCTATGTTGCCCGCTTCGTCGCTGAGCAATAAGCTACCTGTAATGTCGTTCCCGCGTTGATCTTTGTATGTTTTGAATATCAATGGTAATGAGCCAGAATAAACAACATCGAAAGTAATCCATGTCCCCGCTTCCCTCGATTGGTTGACCAACGCCTGAATAGTTGACATAACATATTGACGGCTGAAAGCCTTTAGCATTTACAAAGTTTTCATCAATGATTTCTTTTATCACATCACACGCTACGCCGTTTTTACTGGCTTGACTTGTTCCTGCGTTATATTCAACCTCTCGCCCGTCAAGGATGTAGTTAGCATCATAGGCTTTCAAATAAACCATGTCCTTCGTGCCATCCCTATAATACCGGACGTTCCTGAGAAAGTAGCACGTTTCACCGTCCAACACCATTGTCTGATTTTGTTCGCGCCATAGTTCTAATATCATATCCTTTTTGAATGTACCAACAGGATATAACTCGTCATCTTGCGGCATGGTGATTTCAAGTGGCATAATAGCGCGGTCAAAGCGTCCGGCTGTAAGACTGGCAAATTGTGTTAAAACAAACAGTGGCAATCCGGTATCAGTCTTAACAATTACCTCATATTTAGGCATATTGCGCCCCGTCTATTCCGTGATAGTTTTCCTTCCACTGCATTGTTGCGGTTGTATTTGAGTCCGTTGTACCATCTATCAATGTCGCTATTCTGTTTGTACCTGGAATGAGCGGAAAGTCGTACGATGATCCGGGTAGAACATAACCTAACACCGATCCCCTGAAAGTGGAGGTCATTGATATTTGTCCAGGTCGTAAGTCCATTGTAATTACTTCGCCTGCTAACAATGTGAGATTGTTAAAATATAACCCCTTACCCGTTGTCGTGTTGACAATTTGTCGGAGTAATCCTAGACCTGTTACGGTTATGATCGGATAGGTGGTCGCTGTCCCAGAATTTGTGATGGTATCATCGCCTGCAGTTTCAGCATTGCCTGTGGTATCATAACCAACGTATAAGTTATCAAAATTATCAACTATTAAAGTATAGATTAATGATGTTCCCGGTAAGTTTATATCAAATGGTTGATATATTCCATTTCCATAATAGGTTGCCATTCTGTCCACTAACGCAATACTTCCAGCTGTTGTAAAATTACCAGAAAGATACAATATACCGTTTAATAACGCCAAATTATATACTGTACCATTTGTTCCTACCCCTAACGCTTCCCATTTTTGACCATTCCATTTTGCTATTCCGTTTGTTGTTACACCACCCGTTGCAGAAAATGAACCGGCTATATAGACATTGTTGGATTCATCAATAATAATGTCCCAAACAACACCTGAATTAGCCCCAGTTCCTAATGCACTCCAGGCAGATCCATCATATTTTGATATTCTTGCTGTTGATACTGCCCCTGATAGAGTAAATGCACCGCCAACATACATATTGCCAGACTTATCAAACTTAATCGCCTGAACAACATTATTAACGCCGCCTGATACTTCTGCCCAAATTGTTCCATTCCATTGTGCAATTCCGGTTGTAGTCACTCCGCCAATTGACGTAAAATCTCCACCTGCAAATATTACGCCATTATTATCAACCCTTATTGCCCTGACAACTCCGTTAGCACCAACCCCTAAACTTGATAAAGTTGAACCATCCCATTTAACAATATAATCCCCGTTGGCGTCACCCCAATTTTTAAAATTACCACCAATATAAAGATTTCCAGATGCATCAAATTCTAAAGTATAAATAGTACCCGTACAACCCGATACAACGGAAACCCAAGCAGAACCATTCCATTTTGCAAGATAATCAGCGTTAGGATCACCACCAATATTTAAACCAGATGTTCCTATGTATATTTCTTTTGTAATAGGATGCTGAGCAACAATACTAACTAATGCCGTCACCCCAGCCATAGCAGACCACACACCATCGCGATCACGCTTGACGATGTAATTAGCGTTTGCTAATGTGTCATTGTAGTCTAGCGATACCGCACTATTGCCGTCTTTTTGCAGATAGGCGTCCTGAATTTCAAATACGATGTTAGCGCGCTCGAAGTCGCGTTGTAATCCAGTATCAAGCCCTGACACATAAACACATTTTATATCAACTGGTTCGCTTGCTTTCAATCCGGCGGTTGTTTCGCCCTGATAGCGGATAATTAACGCTTGTTGGTTTGGCACTAAATCAGGCTTTACCAACTCAATCAAAGCGTTTCTATTAGTCTGTACCGCTCCGATAGTTGTACCATTGAACGCGACCGCAAGGGTGAAATATCTTGATGTAAGGTTTGTGCGCTGATAGCGTTTTGTTCCGTCAACCAGGTCAATAGAATTTACGTCCGTTGGTGCCATACCTAGGCCTAATATATCAATCTTCTTACAATAAGTTGTAATGTCGATCAATTCACCACCTGAGCGGGTTGTAGCAAGTCTAACGCTCGTGCTTGCGTTTGCCTGCCCCGTCCAGTAGTATTGATTGACTTTCTTTATTGTTTCGATAATGTCCCCGTCAAAGTAGGTAGTAGGTGCCATTCCCGTTTCAATCTGTACACCGTCGATATAAATAAATTGTGCTGCGTCCCCGTTGGTACCTGTTTCGGATAGTGTCAAAGTACCAGCCAAATCCCCAGCGTCCGGGTTGATGTGACAATGTACCCGCTGCCAGTGGTCTTTTATAGTCATGTCTGCAAGTCCAGCGACAACTGTACCAGATGTAAAACCCGTCCATGTAAGCGTTAGTTGTGTCCCCGTATAGGTTGATGGAATATAAATATCCATGGCTGCCACGTGGTCAGCGTCTGTCAAGGTAATAGCGTAACTGGCTAATAAATCATTGTCGGTATAAGTGCATTTGCAGCTGTACACACCCCGTCTTTGCTGAACCGCGCTCGTTGCGATTGTGTTTGTTCCGCCCGTTGTCCAGCCGGTCGTTCCTGTTTCAAACGATGGGTTAGTACAAAGGTTCGTTGCAGCCTTTGGCTTGATAATATAAAATTTTTCTTTAGTTACTGTCATGCTAAGGCGTATCCTTTCGCAAAATCAATAGAACGGCTGAATTCATCCGGTGATGAATTGGAATAGACGGTTGTGTAATAATTGTTTCCGGTTGTTTGACCATCGACCCCAACATTAGCTTTCACAACAGTTGATGGTATGTTGTCAAATTCAAGTTGTGCGTGAAAAGCTGGTAACGATGTCCGCGAGATTGATTTCAATGCATCCTGAATGCCCCATAATCCGGTTTCAAACGGGGTCGGTGAACCAGGTGTTAGCCAGTCTGGTAACTTTATATTTTTCAGCTTATCAGTCAGACCTTTTATCCACCCGATAACCTTACTGATTGCAGTGCTAATTCCATCAAACGCGGGGGATAATTTATCCTTCAACCATCCGGCAACATCTTTTAGCACTGGCATTAGTTTATCATTAAACCATTCAAACATATCCTGAATAGCAGGTTGTAATACATTCTGCCAAAATCCAGCTAATGCTGTTAGTGCTAATCCTACGGTTACCTCTAATAATTCGGCAAGTGCATCAAATAACGGGAATAGATTAGTTTTAATCCACGCCCATACCGCCTGAATAGCTGGCAATAATTTATCATTCCAAAAAGACGTCAATACATCAATGGCTTTTGGTATGTTGGTTTGTAACCATGTTTTAATCGTTTGAAATATAGGTTGGATTACAGCCCATACTGATTTTAGTTTATCTTGTATTCCACCCCAATTATTTGTCCAGGCTTCATACACTAAATAGGCAACAGCTGCAACGGCTGCCATGACTAACAACACAGGTGCCATTGCTACAATTGTTGATACAATAGCCGGTATTACGGTTGTATATACAAATGCTGCTACTGCAACTCCTATTGCTGCCAGTATTCCAACAATCACGCCTTGATTTTCACTAAACCACGCACCCATTTTTCCAAACCAATCAATTACCTGAGGAATGACTTCAACAACCTTGCTGGCAAAGCGACCCAAACCATTAATTAATTTTTGCAGTCCTGCTTGAAATGCCGGATTACTGAAAACACTATTTAGCGTACTTGATAATTTTTCAATCATGGGAAGTAGTGCCGTACCGATAGTGGCTTTCATATTCTTGAAATTAGCGGCAATAATTCTTTGCTGGTTGGCTAATCCGTCGGATGTTCTCGCAAAGTCGCCTTGTGCTAATGTGGTCTGCTCCATAATCAAGGCATAGGACGCCTGAGCTTTAGCGGCGGCTGTTATTGCCCCTTCGCCATCCCATAATCCCATTTCAAGTGCTTTTGCTTCCAACATTGCGGCGTTTAGATTGACGCCTAATGTTTTCAACGGTTCTGTTTCACCTGATAACCCTGCACGTAATTTATCCAATACTACAGTTGGATCCATATTGTTGAATGATGCTAAATCAGACGCTAATGACACCAATCCTGTTGACATATCAAATGATGCATCTGTACTAATTTCCATTGCCCTGAATAGATTGCCATAAGTTGCGGCGGCTGCCAATGCTTCGTTCTTGCTCATACCCATTGACTCGGCCGCGTTATCACCAAACTTGATTACGCTGTCTGCATAATTCTCAAATACTACCCCGACCTTTGACACTGTTTCAGCAAGATCCGAAGCTGGTGCAATAGTTGATGCAATAAAAGCCGTTGCAGCTGCACCAGCGGCCGCTCCGGCTATTACTACGCCTTTGCCAACGGTTGATAATCCGTTGACTATATTTTTCGATGTTCTGTTGGCTTTCCCTTCTGCTTCGTCAAGTCCTTTGGTGTAATCAGATGAATCAAGCCCTAACGATACCAGCAGCTTTAGAATTGTATTTCCCATTATTCAGGTTCTCCAATCGTGCCACCTAATCCGGCTGTTATCATCGCTGCAAAGCTCAACATTTGTTCAGGTGACTTTTCTTCTTTTTCAAACTTTGGCATGAATTCATCGGCTGAGTGCGGCTTGTCACCTTTTTTACGATTGACGTTGGCTAGAATTGCGCTGGTTATCGCGGGACCGATATATTGTGTTTCCTGTCCGAACGGCTCAATTTGATAGTAGACCATCCATTCTGTT